TTAAAGCTTTTGGAGGCGAGTGATATCGTTGTACGGAGTTTTAGTAACTCTTGTAACAATATAACTTCTCCGGTAAAACGGCTATTGTGGTTTACACAGTAGAGTCGAGGCGAACATTGGGACCAAGGTTACTTCATATTGAAATAACATCGATTAAACCCCTATCAACCATAATACTTACTATGAAACTATCTAATATTTTAAATAGCATACAAAGTAAATATCGTAGTATCAAGAAGGCGATACCGCTAACCCAAAAAGTATTGGGTTCTGTTGGATTCTGGCGACAGACTCGGCTATTAATAGCCTTATCTTTAGCTAGAACTGACAGCTTAGCATATCGAGCTAACCTTGTGAAAATTTTCTTTGCCTATATTCTTAAGTTAAGCCAGAAAAACGGAGTAGACTTCACGGTAAAATACCTGAAGTGCTGTTCCGTGGCTATACAAAAAGAATTAGGTAAAGACGGGATGCTTTCTTTAAGAAACTTAGAGAAAGACCTTCCCCTTCCACGATTAACTAATCGACTTCCTAGAATTATCCCCCTTGGTGACCGAGCGTATATCAAAGCAGGTAATACTGCGGTTATAAGATTCTGGTTAAGTTTATTCAACTTATACAGAATTTTAAAAGCCACTCCAAAAATAAAATTGGAGAGTATCACTGCACCTTTTAGCGGATCTTTAGATCGCTTAGAGGCTTATAAGGCGCACGCAATAAGCGGTATGATATTCTTCGATACTTTTAGTCAAATCAAGAAATGGAGAGAGAGAAATCTTTCCCCACAGGGATTTGAAATTTCTAAGGCGGCAAGCCCTAGTCATTCAATTTCCTGTCATGGTCTGTTGCACGATATAGTGTATATGTACGACCACCGAAAAGATCTTTATGAAACACTGCATTATTTAGCCTTTGCTTCTCTACCTGTTCAAACTCCATTTATGGAGCACTTGACCGTTGGGTATGATATCTATACTTCGTTTATCGAGCGATCACAATCAGAGATGATTATGAAAGACGGTAAAACGAAATTAGAATTACCCAAGGGAACGGTATCTAGAGCGAAGGTCAGTATGGTTGATGGATTGTCGCAGTTTGCTGTTAAAGAGGAAGCAGCCGGAAAAGTCCGGGTGTTTGCCCTTGTTGACAGTCTAACTCAGA